TATTCCTACTAAGACTCCTGAACAGTATAAGTTGGATCTTAAGAAAGCTAAGAGAAAGAGCGATAGGGCAATAGAAAAAGAAACTGGACAAACACCTGAGGATAGAAAGATTGTTAAAGATAATGATGAAGCTCAAAATAAGTACGGTATAGACCCAGGAACATACAAAGATATAGATAGATATTCTATGTATAGAGAAAGCTATCTTTCTCAACATGTTGCTGGTTCAGAAAGACAAAGACTTATTTCAAAAGATTATCTGAGAAAATCAGAAGATACACCAGAAACTATAATAAAAAAGTTAAATAAACTTGGATATAAAGTATCTAAAAAACAACTAAGAAGTCTTGACGAAATTAAACTCATGATGGATGCAGATGCAACCAGTGCTCCTACTTTTTTAGATTGGGTACACGGACTTCCTAAAGGTAAAAAACTCTAACTTTATGATAACATATACACATATTCATATAACCCACGTATGCACATCTTTATCCACACGTGCATAGGAACACCCCAATACAGATAAAAAATGCCTGAATTAGATGGAAAAAAGTATTCCTACACAGAAGAAGGACAAAGGAAATACAACAAAGCAGTACAAGATTTAAGCAACAAAAAAACTGGAAGGCTTAACAGAAAAGGAAACAAAAGCCAAAAAGCTAAGTCATGGCTAAGTAAGGTCATGAGTAAGCTTAAGATCCGAAGAGGTGGAGGTATGGGAGGAACAATGCCTATTACTGATCAGCAATTGAAAAAAATAGGAGCACGAAGAAGCAAAGTTAACTAATGAACAAGGAATCCCTTAAGCAACGAGAACAACGAATATCGTACCAGAAATCTATGGGAATAAGAACAGAAGGACTTATGCACGACAGATTTGCCAATGAAGAGTGTGATGTGTGTGGTAATAATCCATGCAGTTGTAAAACCGAAAAAGATAAAGAAGATACATTAAGGGAATTAAGAGGAGGGATGTGATCCAAGTATTACCAATATTAACCCAAGAACAGGCTGATGAGGTCAGTGCCGCTGCTAAAAGCGACAACGAAGGGATCTTTCAGCCCTCTCACATGGTCCTTAAGGACGGTGAGATAGTAGGTGCATTTTCAGTGAACATGTCAGTAGGTTGCTGGTGGATGCATAAGACTAAAGCTAAACCACGAGATAGCCTAGCTGCGTTCCAAAGTATGGAAGCAATCTTTGCTGATCGTGAGATCAATGAATACATCATGCCGTGTCACCAGGACTCTAAGTTCTACAATCTTATGCCTAGAGGTGGATACGAGATCATAGGACGAGATACTACCGTGTGGAACTTATTCTACAGAAAGATTCGATGAACCAACTTCTTGACTTCCGTAATTTTCTGTATATGTGCTGGAAGCATCTGAATCTACCAGATCCTACTCCAGTGCAGTACGACATGGCTGACTTTCTACAGAATGCACCTAAACGTGCAGTCATAGAAGCATTCCGTGGAGTAGGGAAGTCCTATATCACCAGTGCCTTTGTCTGCTACAAGTTACTTCACGATGCACAAGCAAAGGTACTCGTGGTATCCGCTAGTAAAGTGAGGGCCGATGACTTTTCCACATTTACTCAAAGGCTCATCCAAGAGATGCCAGTACTTCATCATTTGAGGTCACGAGAAGGACAAAGACAGTCCAAGATCTCCTTTGACGTAGGACCAGCAAAGGCATCCCACAGTCCATCCGTGAAAAGCGTAGGTATCACAGGGCAGCTTGCAGGATCTCGTGCAGATCTCATCGTTGCAGACGATGTAGAGGTTCCTAATAACTCCATGACTCAGGTTATGAGAGATAAGCTGGCAGAAGCAGTAAAGGAATTTGATGCAGTACTAAAACCAGACGGAATGATTGTGTATCTAGGGACTCCCCAGACAGAGATGAGTCTTTATGAGACACTTCCAGATCGAGGGTACGTTACTAGGATTTGGCCTGGGAGATACCCTAATCAAGCACAAGAGGTCAAGTACAGAGAACGACTTGCTCCTATGATTGCAGAGCAACTCCAAAAGGAGGAGCAGCTGCGAGGAAAACCCACAGATCCAGATCGGTTTGACGATGAGGATCTTATGGAACGAGAGTTGTCCTATGGAAGAAGTGGGTTTGCTCTACAGTTCATGCTTGATACATCCCTTAGTGATGCCGATAGATACCCATTGAAACTTAGTGACCTCATTGTGATGTCACTTGACACCGATAAAGCTCCAGAGAAACCAATATGGTCCAGAGACCCGAAGGATCGCTTGACAGACCTTCCCAATGCTGGTTTGCCAGGGGATTTCTTTCACCGTCCTCAGGAGACCATAGGAGATTGGCTAGACTACACAGGGAGTGTGATGTCTATAGACCCAAGTGGTCGAGGAAAAGACGAGATGGGGTACTCTGTAGTGAAGATGCTCAATGGGATTCTCTATGTCTTGGAGTGCGGTGGTATGCAGGGAGGGTATGACAAAAAGAACCTTGTGACACTCTCTATGATCGCTAAGAAACATAAAGTTAACTACCTTATCATCGAGAGTAACTTTGGTGACGGTATGTTCATGGAACTACTCAAACCTGTTCTTATCAAGATCCATCCTGTGACCATTGAAGAAGTAAGACACTCCATCCAGAAGGAGAAACGTATCATCGATACTATGGAACCTGTGATGAACCAACATCGTCTTGTGTTCGATCAAAAAGTTATAGAACGAGACTACAAGACTGTCCTTGATTACCCAGCGGAGAAACAAGCGAAGTACATGTTGTTTCACCAGATGACTAGGATTACTAGGGATAAGGGTGCATTGGTACATGATGACCGCTTGGATGCCTTGAGTATCGCAGTGAACTACTGGGTGGAACAAATGCTTGATTTGGAGCTAGAGAAATTCATGGCTCACGTGGTAGGAAAAGAACGCTTTGAAACCGTTGAAAACACTTGGATGTAGAGAAGATTGTAATTAATGCCTATTCTAGGACAAGTCTGAAGGAAAACTTATGTATAGAGAACAGAGGGTAGAAGACCTTCTTAGTAAGATAGAAATGGTGATAGATGATTCTTTAGATATACTTAATGACTACGATAAGGATTCTATGGAAGCCTTCTACGTAGATGAGTTCGGCAAGGAATTATCCAAGGAGATTGCTACCAGGAGAGGATTAATGATGATCCAAGGTGAACTTAGGGGTCTTAGGTCAACTTTGGGTGACTATGACAAGGGAAGGCACATGAGGGCTGTTACTATAGGTAGCACTGGTACTGATGCTACTAGACCTTTCAATATTTAGAGAAAAAATATGATACCCTCAACGATCATCTTGGCGGCAGCATTCCCCCCATTCCTTATCTATGCACGATCCAAAAATCAAACCTATCAATCTCGAAGTTTTCATAGGCTAATCTTATGAATGCCACAATCACAGGCACAATCAAAGCTATCCTATTGAAATCATTATGTATTCATCAGATATACAATCTGAAAACCAAGGAAAACACTGGAAAACCTTAAGAAAATCAGATACTTAATTTATACATATATATAATAAGTAAGCATTATTTTAATTTATCATCTTATTAGTTTTATTTATATCTATCCGTTTTTCATCTTTTCCAATGCTATCCTATTGATATCATTAAGTATTTCTAAAACACAACTTCAAGAAACCTAATGATATCAATAAGATACGCAATAAATCAAAATATCACTTGTGCATTAAGCTCAATGGTTCATAATCATCATTAACGTATTTAATCTTAATCTAAATTATGATTATGAATTATCAACATTATCTAATTAAGCACATCATTGATGCGATCAGTTGTTCTGATCTTGAGAACGCTATTGCTCATCTTGATTGGCTTAATTATAATCTTGACAATAGCTGAAAGTTTGATATTTTATTAGGAAATCATTGATTTGAGCTTATTCAGCAATCGGACAGATCAGAAATGAGCTTGCAAATGATCTTTTAATTTATCATACTTAATGCACAAGTGATTTAGATACATTAAGTCGTTTGGTTAGGGTATTGATCTTAGACAATTATAAGGAGTATATCATGGGACAAGTTAGTGGTCTCTATGGTATTAATCCTGAAGCTAGACCTGTCAGAGATGTTAAGCCCTTCATGAACCATCTTCAAAAGGTTCGCAAGGGTCTGGGCATAGAAGATAGGGCATGGAAGAACAGACAAGACTCTGGTTACTTCATTACTAGGGAGCAACCAAAGCAACTTGCGGATCATATCAGAGGGTCAATGGATTCTTCTGGTCGCAGGACAAAGGGTCTTGATGAGTCAACATTCAATGACTTGCTTGATGATCTTCTCCATGAAACTGGCTTTGATGGTCGCAAGAACTATGTTACTTGTACCATCCCTGAGGAACGAAAGCCTCGCAGGATTAAGACCAGAAGGGATAGACAGAACCTTGACCATTACAAAAGGGTTGAGGCGGTGAGTAGGTCCAATAGGACCAAGACAGAACAGAGGTGGAAGAAGTTGGGTTATGAAAGCTATGCGGATTACGCATACGCTGAGATCCATAAGTATTAACCATTACTATGCACTTATACATTGAATTGATAGGTGCATAAAATATGCAAGAGCATTCATGTGGTGAGATAAGCTGACTGTAAATCAGTGGGCTATGCCTGTGTAGGTTCGACTCCTACCTCTTGCACCAAGTTAGCACTGTGATGACCGTGGGTGAACCTAGCTACGAGAGCATCACATCCTGTTAGGGTGAGCCTAACTACACGTGAATGACTGTAAATCAGTTATGTGTAGATGCGAATCCTGCCA